ATCATGGACTACTCAGCACTACTTACTAACGAACAGAAGAAGTCAATCTTGGAGCAGCGCATTGCGCAGTTTGCTTCAGAGGCATATCAGCACTCAATCAACAAGCAGGTTGCAGGAGACAATGCAGAAGCAATCAAAGCTGCTGACGATGCTCTAGCAATCCTTGACAATGCAATCAAGATCCACCAAGAAGAACTAGCCAAACTAGGAGAATAATGAACTACAAAAATCCAGCAATCCTTGCAGCAGGTGCATTCCTAGCAGCATGGTCAGCCACTAACTTTGACATCGACTATCGTGCAATCCTATTCGCAGTGTTATCTGGCGTATTCGGGTATGCAACACCTAAGAAGTAATGAGTGCAATCGACATGGCGGCTCTTGCTGTTGCTGCCACGACCGTTATTGGTTCATTTATTGGCTCGGTGCGATGGTTAGTAAAGCACTACCTAGTAGAACTCAAGCCCAATGGCGGAAGTTCGATGAACGATAGAATGACTAGACTTGAAGCGCGTGTCGAAACTGTAATTCAGCTCTTAGAGAGGTAACAATTATCTCATGGCAAGAAAAGCAACTAAGGCATTAGAGGAGCAAGGTTACTCAAAACTAGATGCTTACTGCATTGGGCTTTATGAGTATTTTACTTCTCTCAAACGAGCAGGCTTTGCAGAAGATATTGCCATGTTTATGATTACAGAGCCACAGGCTTATCCTCATTGGATCTTGCCAGATGGAGTGCCGCCTGAGAAGTTAGGCGATTATGTAGATGAGGACGATGACTAAGAAACGCTACTTGGTGATCTCTGATTTACAAATTCCATTTCACCATGAAGCAGCAGTTAAGAATCTGATCAAGTTAGTCAATCGAGAGAAGTTTGATCTCGTACTCAATACAGGCGATGAGCTTGATATGCAATCCCAGTCAAAGTGGGCTAAAGGCACACACCTAGAATATGAGGGTCAATTAGATGCCGATAGAAGTCTGGCTCAAAACATCCTTTGGGATCTCAAGACAACCGACATTACAAGATCCAACCATACCGATCGTCTGTACCACACTCTCGTTAGAGGAGCTCCTAGTCTCATCGGACTTCCAGAACTCGAATACTCCCGCTTTATGGATTTCGCAAACTTGGGGATACGTTTTCATAAGAAGCCGTTCGAGTTCCACAGAGGATGGGTCTTAGTCCATGGCGATGAAGGATCGATGAACTCTAATGCCGGACTTACAGCTCTTGGCTTGGCTAAAAAGTTTGGCAAATCTGTAGTCTGTGGACACACTCACAGAGCAGGCATAAGTGCCTATACAGAGGGTCTAGGAGCCTCATACAGGACTTTGTGGGGGCTCGAAGCGGGAAACATCATGGATAAGAAAAAGGCGTCTTATCTCAAGGCAGGAGCGGCTAATTGGCAGATGAGCGTGGCAGTCATAGAGACACATGGAGATCGCGTTAGTACCATGCTGGTGCCGATTAATAAAGATGGATCATTTACATTGTACGGAAAGTTGTACGCCTAGAAATCGTTATCGTTTCGTTACCTAAATGTCCGTGACTTTGTCGGATAGGCATGAGACTCTAAGTTTGTAAGCAGTCAAGGGCACTGCTACAGATAGGTACACAATGATCAACTCAGTAGTAATTATAGGGATGATTGGATTGCTTTTGATTTCCAATGTTCTATGGTATTCACAAGGCTTTAAGGATGGTCGCAGAGAAGGCTGGCACAAGGCTCGCAATCTAGGTCGCAGCTTGGCCGATAAATGAGAGCCAATGAAATATTACTAACAGCCACCGACACAATTAGAGATCGTGGGCTTCAGTATGGACATCCTGCCGATAACTTAGAACACACCGCTATGCTGTTAAGTGCATACTTGGAGATGCCGATCCATAATTATCAGGTGGCAGGCATTATGGTCTTGGTTAAACTGGCTAGGACTAATCAATCTGCACAGCACATAGATAACTGGGTAGATTTGTGCAGCTACGGCGCACTCGGAGGCCAACTGGCCACAGAGGAGAACGAACTCTATGTTTAATTTAGCCGACTATGAACCAGTGGAGGTTCGACTTGAAAAGTTTATTAAGGATTACCCTTCGTTTCGCATTGCAACTGAGTTGGAAGTGGTCGAGGCTTCTCGATACATTGTTAAAGCGTACCTATACAAAGATGCTAGCGATGGCGTTGCTTGGGCGACAGGGTACGCTGAAGAGACAGTTTCTAGTCGAGGCGTCAATCAGACTTCAGCATTGGAGAATTGTGAGACTTCGGCAATCGGCAGAGCACTTGCAAATGCAGGTTATGCTCCTAAGGGAAAAAGACCTAGCCGCGAAGAAATGAGCAAGGTAGTAGCACAGAAGCCTGTTAAGCCTGCTGTTGCAGATGTGCAGGATTACTGGACTACTCCAGTCAATGAGTACATAAAGGTAGTTGATGCTCCAGTTACGCTGGACAAAGCTCTAAACTTAGTGCAGGACATACTAGGTACAGGTGAAGCACAAGAAGCACCACAATGCAAGCATGGACACATGAGATGGCGTGAAGGTGAGAAGAACGGCAGAGCATGGGGCGGTTATCAGTGCAATCAAATGAACGCAGGTGGAATTAAATCTGATTGTCCACCAATCTGGTACAACATAGGTAGCGATGGTAAATGGCATCCACAGAAAGCAAAGGTGTAAAATGGGACATGTAGGAATTAAGATCAATGGTGAATGGCTTGACTTGATGTCAGCCTTCATTGCCTGTCAGCTATGCAATGAACCAGTGCAGATTCGTGAGCTAGAGAATATATCTTCTGACTCAGTCAATGGCATTGTTATTTGGCAATGTGGTAAATGCACAGCAGTCAATGGCTAGTCAAGCAAGAAAGCACAGAGGTTTCCGGACAGAGCGTGTTGTAGCTGAGTACCTATCGACTCAGTGGTCAGGCGCATGTGTGGGAAGGGGTAGTGGCAAGGATATTGTTAATGTGCCGTTCGATGTTGAAGTCAAAGCCCGCGCTGGATTTCAACCGCTTGCTTACATTAAACAGTTAAAGGCTCGGACATCTATTTCGGGGGAATTAGGATTCGGAGTCATACGGCTAAATGGGCAAGGAGAAGATGCAGCGGAGTATGCCTGCATTATCCGACTAGCTGATCTATTGCCACTACTCATATTAAAATACGGTCACTTAGACAATCAACCTACAGAAGCAGACATAGACCGATGTTCTGGATGTGGGTCATACATGATCAGGAGATGCTTAACTTGCCAACCTATGACTACCGATGCCAATCCTGCAATCTATCTCAAGAAGTCACTCATGGATTCGACAGTAGACCAATAGTGCCATGCCAGTTATGCAATGCTCCCATGATCAAAGGCTTTAGCGCTTCGGCTATTCACTTCAAGGGCAAGGGATGGGGCAAAGATTGAAGATCGGATCATTATGCACTGGCTATGGTGGTTTAGATATGGCAGTAGAAGCCTTCTTTAAAGCTAAAACAGTATGGTGCGCAGAGTTTGATAAACACGCAAGCAAATTAATTGAGGAACGATTCAACATTCCTAACTATGGTGATATTAAAAATATCGATTGGGCTGCAATAGAGCCTATTGACATTCTTACTGCTGGCTATCCTTGTCAGCCATTTAGCCAGGCAGGTTACAGAAAGGGTACAGACGATGAAAGACACATCTTCCCATACATCTTGGAAGCTATTAGCATACTTAAACCTAGATGGGTCATCTTGGAAAATGTCAGAGGACATCTCAGCCTCGGACTCAAAGAAGTTCTTGCGATGCTTACCTCAATCGGGTATGACGCAAAATGGCAAGTTATACGAGCTTCAAGCGTTGGTGCTCCCCATCAAAGAGCAAGGATATTCATTATTGCCTACCCCATTGACAACAGATTCTCACAAGGGAACAGCAGCAGACACTCGCAGACAATCACCAGGGTTGAGGACAATGGATCACATTGCACCAATAGTTTCAGGACGAGAAATGAAATGGCTCAACAAGAATTACCGCATGTTTTGGAAACAAATAGATTGAATCCAAAGTTTGTTGAATATATGATGGGTTTGCCAATAGGTTGGGTAACGGGATCATCATTATCTAGAACTCAACAGTTAAAAATGTTAGGTAATGGCGTTGTACCACAGCAAGCCTATCGAGCATTAGAGTTATTAACATCTGTGGATAACTAAGGGCATAACTTCACTTTCAACGTAGAAAGGACACGACTTATGCACATACTTGACATGTATGGTACGCTAACGGCGCAGAGCCTCTCAAAGGCTCACCGCAAGCCCCTGAGGGGCGTAGCTTGCGGGGTGCTAGTAGCTATTGGGATAGCTCTATGCTTTGTGCCTGAAGCAGGTGGATCTAAACCAGTGCAATATGTAAGCTATAAAGAATATGCATTACATTCATTAGGCTATAACTATCAAGAGTTTAAGTGTCTAGATAAGCTCTATACAAAGGAAAGCAACTGGAGACAAGCGGCTCGTAACGGATCGCACCATGGTATTCCTCAAGGGCGCAGTGAGTATCTGTCTAGGGTAGATGGTTACAAGCAGATACAATGGGGATTGAAGTACATAGGGCATAGGTATGGAGAACCATGCATAGCCCTTGCACATTGGAAGGCTAAGGGATGGCATTAGACAAGCTGAACAGTAGGCGTTATCGCGAACAGCGACAGCGTGTGTTCATGCGTGATGGCAGAGCTTGTCAATTGTGTGGCACAGATGAGGGCGAGATGCATATCGACCACATCATTCCACGCAAAGCAGGTGGAGACCACAGCCTTAATAATCTAAGGGTGCTGTGTAAGTCATGCAATCTACGCAAAGGTGCGCTCAATGAGGGGGTTTTTTTAGCACAGACGGCTACCCCCCCTGTCTTTTCAGACTATACCTCCCCGACACAGTCCGAGACGATGCTGGACAGTCCTTTTAAGACCCGACCTAATCCGGATCAATGACAACTAAGCCCAAAAAGCCCAAAGCCCTACGAGGGGCAACGAATCCGAGGCTTCACAGTCCACTTCTTAAGGGCAAAAACAAGCTGCAAGATGTCAAAGACCTGTGCGAGATTGTGAAGATCCCTTTATTGCCGTGGCAAGAGTTTGTGCTCAAGGACATGCTTACTGTGGACAAAGCAGATCGCTGGATTCGCAAAACTAACCTGATTCTTGTGGCTAGACAGAACGGCAAGACTCATCTGGCTCGTATGCTGATCCTTGCTCACTTGATTAAGTGGAATACCAATGTCCTGATCATGAGCTCTAACAGAAGCATGGCTTTAGACACTTTTAGAACAATCACTCACCTATTGGAGACCAATGACCACCTTAAAGGATTCGTCAAGCAGATCCGACACGCTAACGGAACTGAGAGTATTGAAATGCTATCTGGAGCAAGGCTTGATGTCGTTGCAGCAACTAGAGACGGTTCTAGAGGCAGATCCGTCAATGGGTTGCTTTACATTGACGAAATCCGAGAGATTACAGAAGATGGATTTAGAGCTGCTACTCCTACAACTAGAGCTCACCCAAACTCTCAAACGCTACTTACCAGTAATGCTGGAGATGCGTTCAGCACTGTACTTAATGACCTACGAGAAAGAGCCATAGACTATCCGCCAAAATCATTCGGATTCTATGAGTACTCAGCACCGCAGTATTGCAAGATAGACGATCGCAATGCATGGGCTCTGGCTAACCCCTCACTGGGGTACACAATCACGGAGGAAGCGATTGAAGAGGCGATCGCTACTTCTCCTATTGAAAATACTCGGACTGAAACACTATGTCAATGGATCGACTCATTAAGTAGCCCTTGGCCTCATGGAGTGCTGGAAGAAACTAGCGATAGCACCTTAGAGATGTCAGTTGGTGCTTATACAGTATTCGGCTTTGATGTTAGCCCTTCAAGGCGTAACGGCTCACTTGTTGCTGGACAATTATTGCCAGATGGGAGGATTGGCATTGGAATCTTAGAGACTTACAGCTCACAGGTCGCTGTGGATGAACTAAAGATGGCAGCTAGTATAAAGTCATGGTGCGACATATATCGGCCTCGCCTAGTCTGCTTTGACAAGTACGCCACACAGACTATTGCAGATCGCTTGTCTAATTCTGGAGTTATGGTCGAGGATGTCTCAGGCCAGCAGTTTTACAAAGCCTGTGGCGATCTATTAGAAGGCTTGGTCAATCATCGAGTCGTTCACAATGGGCAGGCAGAACTGATTCAGCAGATGAATAACTGTGCCGCTAAAGTCAACGATTCTGCATGGCGCATCATTAAGCGAAAGTCAGCAGGTGACATCTCAGCACCTATTGGCCTTGCCATGGTCGTATCTAAGTTAATGATCCCTCAGCCTAAGCCTCAGATTTATACCTAGACACTTCGTGGCGTGTTGTCTATTTACTTGACAAATGCTACACTTTATGACTATGGGTC